GTACCTGTGGGGAATCCTATACCTACTGGTCCAGCTACCATGTCAGGCTCCTAAACTAAATTATGTGGCAACGGTTCTTGCCATGAATCGTTTGCACGAAAACCCGTCAAGACATCAGCGTCTTGAGTCCATGTTGTACCATCCCATTCATCAACTTCTTCTCCATAAAATCTATGTGGAAGATGCTCTTTTGCTACAGATACGATCTCGTAATTCGCAGTAGTTACATGAAAAGCAGTCAAATCTACTTGCCTTCTTGGAGTTGAGCATAGATTGATGCTTAACCCGTCAGAATCAAGCTCAATCGTGTCTAAATTATCGAGCATAAACAACACCATATTGTCCTCTTTACGCCGTATAAGTTGAGCCATTCTAAATAGCCCCCGATCCTGTGTTTTCAATAAGAAGTCTGTTTGTCGCGATTGCACGACCAATCTCTCTGTCTAAACTTCCCGGATATCCTGTAGCTACTGACCCATCATTCTGAACGTAGTAGTCAGATCCCACAGTCAGTCCAGTCTGGGTTTCGTCTATAGCACCGAGTACATTGACATCGATTGCCTCACCAGAGGCATTAGTGCCCGTCTTAGCAATCCCAACCCATTGGTTTACGGTTGTGCTTGCCAACTGGGCAGAAACCGCGGCGTTATACATAGTCCCAGACCAATACGTAGAAATCTTTAAGAAGTCTTTGTCTGGTGAGTTATTTGATAACATAGCCGACCAGTAGTCTTGATTCCCAGCGGCAAGATAGTTAGTAGGGGTAGCTACCCCCGTTAACTCAATTGTATTAGTCGCGCCACCAATTGCAGTTAAACTTACAATCTCCGTAGAATGACCTTGAGAAACCATACCGAGGATTGTGCCTGTCTGACTGCGGGCTAGACCCGCCCCGTTAGCGTAATAGTATCCACTATTTCCGACTCCAGAATTGACGTTATATAGAGCGCCTACTACGCGACTAACACCGTAATAAAGTTCGTCGCGGTGAGTAATAGTCCCGCCAGTATTTGATTGCATCAGAATCACCATGCGGAAGGTAGTCTCACCATTACCTGTAACAAAGCTACTTAGAAATGTTTGCGATGTCGGGTCGTAAATCATACCGATACCCGATGGGATTAAAGTCGTTCCTGACCAGCCACTGTGGTTATAGCTAGCAACGGGACTCCAATAACCTGTAACTCCACCAGACATTTGGAGGCTAAAAGTGTAAAATACTCCGTATGAGTTGTTATAGCACATGACGGATAAGGTCGTGTTATCAGTTGTATTAAATGCACTCGCAAATGACCGACGTGCATATATTCCCGCACTACCCGAGTTTGGTTGCAGGCAAGACGTTGTAACGCTATTTATCCCAAGGGTTGACCAGCCTGTTTTTGTGCCGTTCATAATCATATTGATAGTACGCACACCACCAGTAGAACTTCTACGGTATATACATGTCAATCCACCGTTTGCACCCGCTGTATCAACTAGCTCTACAAAATTTGTACCTTCGCCATTTAACATTACTTTAGTTGACCAGCTTACTGTTGCTGACGAACCTGTGCCTGTAACAGTACCAATCGACCCACTTATATACCCTGTAGCAAGGTCCTGCCACACACATACCAGACGATCCGCTGTCGAGTCCCACATTGTCGCAAACGCGTAACTACCATCAACAGTATCAGGAATAGGTTGCGCTGAGCCCTGTCCAATAGCAGACGTACTGCCACCTGTTATAGTGCAAGGAATAACCGCAGGTTTAAAACCACCTGAGGACACATTAGTTGATATCCAGTGAGTCCCATTTGCGTAATATGCTTGCGCCATAAAGAAACTTATATACGAGTTAGCTGGAGCGAAGGTCACGTCGCCACTCTTTTGTAACCCAGTTGAATAGCTAGTCTGTACTTTAATTACAGTTCCGTCTGTTTTTAGATTTACTACGTCCCCAATACTTATGGGTGTCGCATCTCCTGATGTCGTGCTCCATACACCACCACCTGCTGACAGGACTTCCCATGTAGGGGCTGACGTAGTTCCTGAGCTTGTTAATACAGTTTCTGCAGCACCAAAAGCAACGCCTGATACGACATCACTATTGTCGCTGTATATAGTCTTGTTAGCGCCAACAGTAGCATCGGCAGGTATTACTGCGAATGTAGGATCGGTTGTAGCGGATGAAGATGTAAGTACAGTACCCGCTGCTCCCAAAGTTAAACCAGTAACGTTTCCAGTAGAGTTAGAGAAATATACTTGGTTAGCTGTACCATCCAACATCGTCGGATCTATCTGTGAAATCGTGGCACTCTTAGTGGCATTGGCATCGTCTGTGTCTGAAATAAGAATCTTGTCAGTACCATCTAGAGCTCCTGCGGCGGAAGTAGCGGCGTTTACATCTACCTCTACGTCTGTCGCATCAACATTGATAGCGTTACCAGCAACAACATCGATAGTTATGACCCCAGCAGGAGACTCTACTCCTGATAAACCATCGCCAGCTACAACGTCAGTCACGTCTCCTGTAGTACTAGAAACGGTTTGTGTACCTGTATTATCTTCCCAATGCAAGGCGTTTGTTGCGGTGTTATACCACATATCGCCTACTACCAGGGTCGCTGGATTGCCAGCAACGCTCCTGGCCATGTTGAATCTGTCGTTAGCATCGACAGTAGTACCGGTAATTGGTGCGTCTCCTGCGTCTAATACCGCGTAATCGGAACCTAATTGAACGTTCCTCGTAGTAAATGTGAACCCTGTAAGGGTAGGAATAACTGTGACACGTAGTAATGCCACTGCGTCTGTACCGTTAAAGTAGGCCTGTGACCAACCGGATGCGTCTGTAATAAGAGGGTTGGCGACGGTTGTACCACCTGTTAGCCCGGCATACATCGTCTGTGTGATGTTGGTAGTAGTACCAAGTTGTGCGACCTGGATACTTGCACCGGCTATAGGCACACCAGAGCTGTCTAAAACTTGGTAGCGTAGTGCTTGGCGAACCATAATATCTCCTTAGTTAAAAAACAGGTGGGCTACTCCCCAGTATTTCTTGCCCACCCGTTCTTTATCTTCTTAACCCGCGTTAACTGGTAGCAAGAACGCAATCATCTTAGTCGCGTTTGCAGCAGAGGTTCCTTTAATGGTGGAATCATTCTGCTCAAAACGGCCAGACTCAAGCGTCACGTACTTTACATCACTTGCAGCCATAGTGATGGTTAGGTTGCCCTGACCCTGTAGCTGTGCCGGTGGTCTATCACCAGCCGTGATTGTAATGTTATCCGCAGTGCCGCCGCTGTCGATGAATGCCAGTACTACTGGAGATCCAACGCCAGACACGTCTAGTGAGAATCCGTCAGCGCCTGTAGCGATAGCGGTCCAACCAGACGCAGGAAGGTCTGCGCTTGCTGTGTTAAGGGTTAGTTCCGTGAGTGTTACTGCTGTAACTGCCATTTTCTAATCCTTCCTATTGTGAGATACAGTCAGCGTTAGCCAACACGTATGGTCTCGTTATTTTATATCCGTACAAGTGCAAGCCTTTAACAGCATCACTGAAAGCATTCTCTTGTCGATAGCCTTCAACACTGTTTATTTGCTCTGCATATGTAACGCCATCCGAGTGACCAGCGATAACGTAGTTTCGACCTGCACCAGCAGAAGGAAGGTTGTTAGAAACAACGATTCTCATACCAGCAGCAGCGCCGATGATTCCGTTCTCAAGGTCTTCACGGTTAGCAGCAGTACCATAGCTCACAAAGCTCGCGTTTTTCTGTAACCATCCGTGGTAAAACGGAGGGATTACACACCAACGGCCAGCCCTGGGTACATTGTTGTCGTCTAGCTTCACAGCTAAGTCAACAAGGTTTTCATACGCATCAATGTTTGCACCGTCACCAATAATCATGGCTCCAAGTGCATTACCCGTGTCGCCTTGTGCTTGCATAGCAGACAATACCGAAGTATCGGCAGCGTCTCCAAGACCCCAAGCAGCGTCACGCATTGCTACATCCATCAACGCACCATCGTCTTTCACCTGGCGAGCATCTACATCATCCACTTGGAATGCAAAGTACTTAGCCATATCTATGGTGAGCACCTGTTGAGCATCGTCAAGAGTCTCCGGTGTAATAGTTGTGGTGTTTTTTACATAATCGTCAATTGTTATTCGACCGATTGATGTGATACGGACGGTATCTCCTGATTGAGAGATATCGCCTTCATAGTTCCGATTACATAGGTTCACTGCTACGTGAGCATCGTTAAGATTCTCTAATAGCGTTGCGGCCCATAAACTCGGAATAAATCTGTCTACAGACATGATTTCTCCTAGCTAATAATTAGCCACCACGGAGAGCTTTAGTTCTGACTTCCTTAGGAATCTTCATAATCTCTTCGGGTGACATATTTTTAAGTTTGTCTAATGTCAGCACCTGAGAACTTGATGATGCACGAGATGGCGTTTCGCCAGCCGCTTGTTTTCGTTGAGCTAATCGGGAATCGGGAGTGTCGTTGGTTGCCATAGTGTCTATGTACTCCTTAGCGTTACTGACCGCTTCCTCTAATGATTTACCGGGGGTGTCCCAAATTGGTAACTGAGCTACCTCTTCTGCTGGGATTCCTTTGGCTTCGGCATAGCCGTACACACGATTTGATGCTTCCGCTGCGCGTCTTGCACCTTCATCTATTTGTTCATCTGATACTTGAACAGATGCGTCTGGTGAGGCTCCATTCAATTCCTGGCGTATATCCTGCTTGGCTTGCGTGAGAGCACGAGTATAAGAGTCTTCAGTCCGTTGATCGGCTAAAGCAGTCTTTCCTTCTTCTGACATCACATCGGATAAACCAATGTCCATCAGACTGCGTATCCCGGCAAGAGAAGCCTGTGTTGATTCCAGGTCCTGCTTGGTAGCAAATTCCTCAAGGCGATTTGTGAGGCGGTCTAGAGAACTGGTTGCGCGGTTAGTAACGTGTTTACTGTCACTAAAATCTTTCCTCAGTTGGTCTAGCTGCGATTGTAACGTCTCGATTTTGGTTGACGGGTCAATCTCTGTCTGTACGTCCACATCCTCGCTCAGAGCCGTAGCTTCGGAGTCTTCAGCGAGATCAGCTTCTGTAGTCC